CAAATAATATGGGAGTTACTATTTCAGGAGTAGAAGTAACAGGTAAAGGTAAAGTTACAAAGGGTATATTTTTAAACGAAGAGAGAATGTTCGGTATTTGCAAGGAGAAAAATGTTAATACAAAAGGCAGCTCTTGATTCACTTCTTTTGAATAATGTATGTGAGATAAGATTCGCTCGTAGGATAGTTAAACCAGGTCAAGTTGCTACGAGAAGAATGCTTTGCACGAAATCACTATCTTTACTTAACTCTGTTAATGGTAGAATTTCTCTCAACTACTTTCCACCCAAGGGACCACCTAAAGCTTATTTAGGGCCAGATCATCTAGCTGTTGCTTGGGATATATTAATGCAGGATTATAGAAATATAAATATGAATCAATGTGATTTGATACAAGAAATTCCTGCTAATGATGATTTTTGGATATATTTTAATGAAAATATATACCCAATGTCCGCAGGACAAAAATTAAATTTTATGAATTCATGAATGTAAGTTTAGAAAAAGTAACAAATTTTTTAAAGCCGTTCTTATTGCAAAACATTGTAATAAAAACCGATAAAAAAATCTTAAAGCGAGGTAAATTAAAAATATTTCAAATTAAACAATATTATATTAATCTCTCTTTAGAGTATAAAGACTCTATAAAATCTTACGAAATACCATACCCGTATAAAATGGATTGGGATGATGATGTAGCAATTCTTAATTATCATTTAAGCTCTTTTATACCAATAAAACAGCTTAACAGAGTCAAATTTTTAGATAGCTCATCAAAATCTAAACTATATAACAATCTTGTATATATATTGCCTTCTGAAGAAGCTACAATATAATTAAGTGTGGTAGGCGGTCTATTGAATAATTTTCCAGAAGGGTATACTCCGAACTCTTCCCAAGTAAAGCTATTAAAAAATATTGACCAGGCATTTGAAGATGGTTATAAATTTGTGGTGTGTAATGCACCAACTGGTTCCGGAAAGTCTTTTATTTCGAAAACATTAGCAAATGCTTCAACAGAAGCAACAGATAATTTTAAGGATCTAATATCATCCTACGTCGCGTTTAAAATAGACCAAACAGGTAACTACACTCATGAACAAGAGTGTGAGGATGAGTTACCTTCTGGTGCTTTTGCGTTAACAATAACCAAAGCGCTGCAAGATCAATACAAGGGACTATTTCACGATACAACAATATTAAAAGGTAAGAGTAATTATATAAGCACAATTGATTCAAATATTGACGTTGAATTAGAATCTTTAATTATACCAAAGAACATATTAGAAGATCATCGAAGAAGCCATAAGTGCCCATATCATAACGACCGGAGAGACGCATTAACAAATCAGTTTGCTGCTTTAAACTATAACATGTTTTTTTCTCTTCCTAATCATGTAAAGAGTAAACAATATTTAATTTGTGATGAAGCAGCGGAATTAGAAGATCAACTAGTAAAGGAATTTTCTTGTAACGTTAATTTTGAAATGTTAAGTAAAATGGATATAGTAGTTAGGCCGTTTTACTCTAAAAATACTGCTAATATTATAAAATGGATTAATAATTTATTATTAGATTTAAGTGATAAAGTAGATGAATTACGAGATATACTCAATAATGCTAATACTAATAATAAAAAATTCTTAATAGAGACACGAAAGCAAATAATGGGGGTACGTAACCTGCATTCAAAATTATCTCTTATTGTAGAAACCTGGAATGAAAGTGAATATCTTTTTGAAACAAGCAAAGAAGGTATTAATTTTATGCCTTTAAAGGTTAATAACCTTTCCAATCATTTATTTAAGTATGCTGATAAAGTGGTTTTAATGTCAGCTACAATTATTGACCCATCTAACTTTTGCAAAAGTTTAGGAATAGATAAGTTTAAATATGTTGAAGCAGAATCAACATTTAGCCCAAAAAACTCTCCTATATATTGTAATACTAAAGTTAAGCTAAACTACCATAACCTAAATCGAAGCTTACCTAAAGTAGTAGATCAGATAAATCAAATTTGTGAATTTCATAAAAGTGATAAAGGTATTATTCATACACATAATAATACTATAACATCGTTTTTATCAAACAGGTTAAATGATCCTAGGTTTTTAGTTCGTGAACCGGGTGTACGTAATGAAATATTATTAGAACAGCATTTAGAAGACAGCAGCCCTACTGTATTGGTGTCCCCTTCAATGTCGCATGGTGTTGATCTAAAAGACGATTTAGCTAGATTTCAAATTATTGTAAAGGCACCGTATTTACCTACAAAGGATAAACGTATCGAAAAATTAATGAATGACGATTTTAACTGGTATATAAATAAAATGCTTTGTTCATTAATACAGTCATGCGGCCGCGGCGTTAGATCAAAAAAGGATCATTGTATAACTTATATATTAGATGGGGCTATCGTAGAAAGTGTGGTAAGTAATAAGCACAAACTACCAAAATATTTCATCGATAGGTTTTTGTAATAAATATATAAGTACGCATGAAGAACCGAGCATTTCATTTTGAAATTAAAAATTTATTAACGCAGTTTGTGGCAGCGTTTGATGATACGGTTATAAGTAGATATAATAAAAATAGAGATAAAAAAAGTAATATTGAGGTTAGGTATGTGTTTGCTCCTAAGCAACGCGTAATGTATGATATTATTAACAAGGCGCAAAATTTAACTCTACCTGTTGTAGCTATTAATTTAACTGGTGTATCACGTGATAATGATAGAGTATTTAATAAGTTAACTCCAACGTATATACCAGCACAAGATCAAGAAGATCCAAAGACGTCATCAAATTTTCAAATGCCGGTACCGGTTAATTTAGAAATTAGTATGTCAATACTTGCGAGATATATGCAAGATGTTGATCAAATTGTATCTAATTTTGTACCCTATAACAACCCATATATAATATTATCTTGGAAAGTACCTGAAGCTTTTGGTGCTAGCTATGATCAAGAAATAAGAAGTGAGGTGTTGTGGGATGGAAGCTTATCGTACGGTACACCTACCGATACAACATATAGTGAAAAATTTAGAATTACAGTGGATACAACCTTTACCATTAAAGGATGGCTGTTTCCGGAAGAGAAAGATACTAAGGGTAATA